TCCATAGCTCAGTCGGTAGAGCGCATGACTGTTAATCATGATGTCACTGGTTCGAGCCCAGTTGGGGGAGCCAAGAAAAAAGTCAGTAATTAAGCCAAAAACGGCTTGTTTACTGGCTTTTTGCTTTGTTTATAATATTTTCAATTTTCAAAATTATTCACTTCTTTTTATGCCTTTTAATCTCTTATACTACAGATAAACTACAGATTTTTTACAATAAAAACCGCCCGAAATGTAATCGGACGGCTTATTTTATGCCAGTAATTTGATTGCGTTGTAAAGGGTGTCAACTTCTTGAATAATGTAGTGGTCAATATCGACCTTGTAATCTGTATGCCCCATGAGAGCAATAATGTCCTCTTCTCGTGCTCCTGCCGCTGACATGCGGGTTGAAAAGGTTCGACGGCAAGAATGCGGGGTAAACTCATCGCCTAACCCCAGCGCCTGCATCGCCGGTCTGAAACAATATTTCAAGAAATAATCCTTGTTCATCGCTTTGCCAAACTCTGAACCTTCGTGTGTTCGACAGAAGATTGTTTCACCTTTGTGATTTATACAGTTCTCAACCAATTTTAAAATTTTAGGGTGGATAGGTACAACACGATTTTTGCCGGCATCTGACTTTATGCCTGCGATAAAGTAAGGTATTCCTTGCTCACTTACATGGTATTGGTCAGTTGTAAGTGACAAAAACTCGGTCACTCTAAAATTAAGATAGCACATTATATAAACATAATCAGCATAAGGCACTTTACCTATGTTTTGTCTGATAAGCTCAAGCTGTACATCAGTAAAGCGTGTAGCGTTTACCTCTTCGGGTTCGGGCAGTTCTATGAATGTGCCGTAGTCTTTATTTACAATATCTTCTTTCATTGCAAAATCGTAAAGACTTGTGACGAAGCATTTAATCTTATGTAGTGCCGAGTAGCCTAAGCCTTGGCAGATTTTCGGTGTGTTCGTGACCTTGTAAGTACCTTTGCCGTTTGGTGAAAGATATTTCAGTTTTCCGCCTGCGCCGACCTCGTGATGTGGATTTTCGTAATAATCTATGATGAATTGATAATCCGAGGTGCGCAAGTCCCTAAATTTACGTTTGTACAGAGGTTTCAACTTGATATAAGCACTTGCGTAGTTGCTTTTCACGCTGTCACCAAGTTTTTGGTAGGCTTTAGTTTTTATCCATTTTTCGTGCAGTTGTTCAAGTGTCATATTAAAGCCGTTTACAGGATTGTACTCATAATCTTTGAGCGCATTTTCTGCCTCTCGCTTTGTGGCGAAAGTTCCCAAATAAACTTGTTTCCCTGTGACAGAGCTTGCAGCGGCATACGGTTTTGATTTGCTGTCTTTGCGTATGTAAATACTGCCCGTGCCTTTCGTCCTGCGCCTATTTTTTGGCTTGCTGTCGGTTTGATTTTTGCCGCAGTATGGGCAAAAATCAAAATCATCCGATAAATCCTTGTGGCATCGTTTATTTATGCATTTTTTCATGATTTTGCTCCTAAAAAAGGGCGCAAAAATCCCGCTAAAATCTTGTAAATTTTAACGGGATGTGGTACAATATTATTGCTCTAAAAAGTACCATTGCACCCGTTGTAATGGTTTCCGCTCCGACTTGCGCCAACAAGTCAGGGCGGTTTTTTTATTGTTTAATTTTCGGTTTTGCCAAGCCTGTCAGCTAAAGCATCTCGACTTTCTCTAATGTCACTATCAGATTTATCATTAAACATTTTTAACGATATGGTAGTTACACAAGTCTCAACATTGCTGTCTTTTTCAAAACTACTTGTTTTCACTTCTTCAATAAGTCTGTCAGAAATTTCTTCGAGTTGCTTTTGTGCATCATCTTTTGTTATTTCATAGTTTAAATAGTTGTCGGTAATTTCAAGTGCTTTAGTGCCTGCGGTGTACGCTTGTTCGCTAATTCCGTCGGGGATGTTATTTTCTCCACAACCTGCAATAACAAGGATAAACATTGTAAGTAAAATAATCGAAAACATTTTCTTACATTTCATACTCTTTAGCCTCCTTCTTATTAACTAGAACGAGTTTGATTTCTGCATACCAAACTGTGTTTCCATTTTCATTTGTAAAATTATTAATATATAATTTTTCGTAGCCACAAATGCGATATAGATTGTCAAGCACAAAATCAAGATTTTCAGACTTTATATTTCCAAGTTCTAAACTGTTTGCAGTTACTGCAATTGCATATTTTCCGTTGTATATGTATTTGTTTAATGCGATTTTAATCTGTTCGCCGCGATTTTGGCATTGTTTAATTACCTGTAAATTATGTGGGCGATCCTCAAATGTCACCCCAGCAAGTTTAAAAGTTCTTGCGTTAGTTAAACCTGTTTCAGACTTTTCAAGTGGTAAATTCTTCGTACTCGAATATTTTTCAGACGGTGTATCAACGATTAAATTGTTATCGTTTTGATTTGTCGCCTCATTGGTAGCGCTTGTTTGTGACATTGCCGTAGCGAAACCAAAAATCACGATACAGACTAAGAATATAACGACACCAATTAAAATTCCTGCTATATCAAGTGACAACAATGATTTCACTCCAAAAGAAGCACCGAGTATAGCGACAATAAATGAAATAATTTCAACAGCTTTTTTAGTCATTTATAAATCCTCCTCTTTTGTGATATATATTGACAAAATATATATCATATACTAAAATAATATTAGAGAGGTTCAGACTTCTCACTATTCCTATTTTTCCTACCATAGTTGCCGCTATGGTAGGTTTTTCTTTTTGTTGATAAAATCTGCAAATTGCTCCTTTACTTGCCGTTCAAGAGGGTGCAGATAAAAAGCATTTCTGCGTTCGAGCTCTGCCATTCGTTCAGCCCTGTAGGTTGCCGCTTCAAAGCTAATGTCACATAAATTTGCAATTGCAGCGGAAGTTAACGCTTGCAGTTCATGAAGGACACAGGCAGGGGCGAGTAAATCCCGAGCAAATACATTTGCTGAATGTTCGGCATCGTCGATTGTTGCAAATCCGTTGCCGTTTTCCTTAAACAAGTGACCTAAAAATATATGACCGAGTTCATGCGCAATTGTAAATCTACATCGCTGAGGGGATTGCTCATCTGCATATATGATATAAAGTTTATCATCTTGCATCAAAGTTATTCCACTCTCATTTTCACTTAGCAGATTGACTGCCGAATTTTTCAGTAAAACAATGTCTGCTTGCTTTGCTATCTGACTGACTTTAACAGGCAAGTTGCTGATTCTGTAGTCGATTAAACATTGCCAAGAGGCATTGCGTGCGTTTTTGTATTTTTCATAATTCAATTTTTTCACCTCATAGGTAGTGTAACCTACGAGGTGTTTTTTATTATGTACTTATAAATCTGTATCGTCAGGCTCAAATTTACTGAGATCAGGAAGATTAACTATTTCTATAGGCTGATTGTTGCCGTCACTTCGAGCGGCTTTAACTGTTGGTATCAACACTTCATTTTCCACACCGAGCAATCTATCGACTGCAGGTTGCATATCAACTTTATTACGATATGCAAGTATAACCTTTTTCTCGTGATCCGAAAGTTTATCTATATGTATTTGTTCTTTAATTTCGCCATTTATCAAAGCGTTTATATCAATAGATAAAAAATTACATATCTTGGTGACATTTTGAATAGATGTTCCCCAAATGCCCCTACTAAAAATACCTTTAACGGTTGTATAAGGCAAATCAACTAATTTTGCAAATTGCATCACACTTTTATATTTATCTAAAATATAATCCTGCAATTTTTGCTCAATAGTCATTGCACTCACCTCTCTTTGATAGTTAGTATATTACAAAATTTTGTAGATGTCAATAACAAATCTACCTTTTTTAGTAAATTATTTTTAAAAAAGTGTTGACAATCTACCACAAAAGGTATATTATAATGCTGTAATCTACTAAATAAGGTAGATTGGAGGTGAAAAATTATGTTATATCCTAATTTGGTGAAAGCAATGAAAGATGAAGGTGTAACTAAAACAGATATTGCAAATCTGCTTGGATTACATTTCAATACCGTAACTGCAAAACTTGAGGGCGAAACATCTTCAAGCAAAGCTGTTTATCAGGTTGGCTTTACTTTGATTGAGGCGGTAATGATTAAAAACATATTTTTTAAAAGATATGATCTTGCTTGGCTTTTTGATTTTTCTGAACACACAAAAACAGCTTAACGAAAGGAATGATAAAAATGGCACTAACCATATATGCTGTAGTTGCTACCGTAATAGCAGTAGTGGCAATCATAAAAGCTGTAAAATGGAAAATTGCTACAAGAGCAATGGTGGTTTATTGTATGAAGAATTTCAGAATACCCACAGACAAAGAACTTGCCGACTGCTCCAAAGAAGCCGCCGGCAAGACAATAAGATTTAAGTAGGATTTGAGGTGATAAAAAATGCTCTCAAAATTTATTAAAAACCGTAATAAAAAGAAAAAGGCAATGCCGACCCGACAATCGCCCTTTGAACACCCTGCTTATCCTATTCAGAGTGATTTTTACGAAATTTCTTTAGAGAAATACGGCGGAGAACTACCGATTCATTCGGTGCGAATGTCTTTCGTACTTCCTTATGACGATTGGTGCGAATTTTCAAAGTCAAATCTTTACAAACATTTGCAGGAGTATCTTCGGGAACTAAAAAAACGAGATAACCTGCATGTGAAGAAAGCATTGGAAGATTTATAGGCAAATGTTCGTTGTAAGTTGGAATATAGTTGACTTTACCTCTTGTAACATATTCACAAGCAAATATTTCAAATGTATAAATGCTTTCGTTGTAAACTTCATTATCAAAAACAACTTGCAAATCGGTAATGGTAATCGGCAGATTGGATTTATTATTCGTTTGATAATGTAAAATCAGCTTTTTCTGACCCATTACATACGGACGAAGAATACACTCTTTTATCTGAATTTCTAAATTAATTCTGCGTGACAGCAAATATTGAATTAGATTTATCAGAGAAATCAAAAAGCCTAATATACCTAAAATCCCACTAATTACAACCCACATAACAATCAACTCCTTTGCTTGATTATAACATCAAAAAGTTCAATATACAACAAAAATGAGGTGATTAAATGAACGACAAAATCCTTATCAACCCTAAAACAAATCAGGAGTACAGAGATGTACCGCCGACCGTGGCGGCTGAATATCTCGGAGTTGCTCTCAATTATGTTTATGAGGGCCTAAAAAAACAAACCCTGCCTATCGGTTCAGCCGTACAGAGCGACAAAGGGCGTTGGAGCTACAACATACCGATTGACCGGCTAAAGACCTATGCAAGCGGTGCAGATATATCATTGCTCACCGTCCTGCTCAACAAATTGCTCGGCAGCGGCAACGCAATCGAAAGGACGGTATAAAAATGATAAATTCGCCGTGCTACGGCTGTCAGATACGGACGACAAGATGTCATACAGATTGTGAAAGATACCTCGAGTACAAATCAAAGTGTGACAATCGCCGAGCCGAACGCTCTAAGAATTATGACTTTTTTAATTACATATGTCATAAAATCAACATCCATACGAGATGTCGCAAATCAAATAAATGAAAGAATAGGTGAATATATAGAAATCATTGCAAATAACCGTGCAAATAACCGTGAACATATTGCTTTTAAAGACTTGAAAAAAGGCGATATTTTTGTATTAGCCTCAGATGGCAAATTGTACATAAAAAGCGACGATTTTTATGCTGTACGACTTTCAGACGGCGAAACCGTTGAGCCGAATTTCACACCTTTACTTTGCGAAGTCAAAGATTGCGTGCTCGTAGAAAGAGAAATCTATACAGCATTAACTGAAAAGGAGTGTAACAAATGTGGTTAAGAAACTATCCGACACGCAGAAAACTGCTCAAAGATGTGGAAAACCTCAGAGCAGAGAACAGACATCTCAGTATTGAGCTGAGAAACGCAAGAACAGATCTTGCCCTCGAGAAAACAGCGTCAAGCGGTTATAGGCACGAAAACCGAGAGCTAAAACGCAAGCTCAAAGCCCTTGAAACGCCTGAATCCGAAGCATTCAATATTGAATGTGTGGGGGTCAGTAAATGAAAAAGGGGACAACAGTCGAAAGCGGATATGATGTTGAGGGACGCTGGTGCCTGAAACTCAAAAAAGCTAAAGGCAAGTTTACGCTCGATGAAATAATTGAAGCGGCGAAAGAATGGGAAGAAGATTACTACGCCGTGATAATTAAAGCGATGAGCGATGAGATAGCACAGTATTACGATGACGACCTTGATGGGGATTACGTAACGCTATATCGTGCTACAGATTTTATCAGCAAAGAGGTGTAACCGATGAAAAGATTAACTTTAAATCAAGACAGCGAAATCAAAGTCAAGGACATCTACGGAAAAATGCACGACTACAAAGATGTACCAAACGAGTTCTATGGCTGTATTCGCAAACTTTACGATTATGAAAATACAGGATACACAATTGATTTTATTGACAACATACCGCATATACTCAAAGATATGCGTGAATGCTTATTAAATCCATCGGCTGTAAATATTAAAGCGTGTTTGCATATGATTGATTACATTTTAAACACAAAAGAAAAAGACCGTTGATTGTAGTGCAAGCAATCAACGGTCCGCAAATAACACAAGGCTATCTGCGTATAAATACAGTCCAACATTATTATATCAGATGACCTTGCGAAAATCAAGGAGATTATATAAATGAATAAAAAATCTAAATTACAAATGATACCCACTGACAAACTTAATCCACACCCTGATAATCCAAGAAAGGTTATCGGCGATGTTTCAGAACTTGCAGAATCTATCAAAGCAAACGGTATCTTACAGAATTTGACCGTAGTGCCAAACAATGATAACTGGGATGATTTTACCGTTATCATCGGACATCGCAGGCTTGCGGCCGCAAAGCAGGCAGGCTTGACCGAACTGCCGTGTGCTGTTGTCGAGATGACCGAAAAGGAACAGTTATCTACAATGTTAACCGAAAATATGCAGCGGTCAGATTTGACAGTTTATGAGCAGGCAAAAGGATTTCAGATGTTGATTGACCTCGGGGACAGCGTTGCCGAGGTGGTAGAAAAAACAGGCTTTAAAGAAAGCACCGTAAGAAGAAGACTCAAACTTGCAGAACTTGATGAAGAATCCTTCAAGGACAGCCAGCTCAGACAACCCACATTGGCAGACTACGAGCGTCTGAATCAGATTAAGAATATTGATGCAAGAAATGAATTGCTTAAATCAATCGGAACGAATAATTTTGACAATCTTTTGTATTCTGCTGTTAAAAAGCAGGAGACCGATGAAGAAAAAGAAAAAATTGAAAAGCTCTGTCTTGAACATGGAATGATTAAAGCGCAGAAACATGACGAAATTCCAAGCAACTATGAATATACGGGATTTTTTGCGCTCAAAGATTTGATCGGTAAAGACTTTGCGGACGGCAGGAAAAGATATTTTTATTTTGGTTACGGCTCAAACATTTATATTTACGCAGAAGCATTTGAAAAGCAGGAAAAGAACGATGCCGAAGAAGAAAAGCGAAAGCTTGAAGAGCAGAGATGGGACGAGCTTGTTGAACAGGCGGAAGAAACAGACGACCGCTGTGAGGCTCTCAGAAGAGACTTTATGCTTAATACGAATTTCAATGACAGCAACAAGAAGCAGGAGCTTGTGAAATTTATAGTCGCCCAAGTGGCGGCAGGAGCCAGTAACAAAAAATATCGTTTTGAAGAAATTATCGAACATGACTTTGAAGATGATGAAAACATAGATAGCTACATCAACGAACATTGGAACAATGACAGCGGCAGAATGCTAATGGCGACGGCATATGCTTTGTGTCAGACGAATTACAGTTCGTTCAGTTATATCAGTGTAAGTTATTTGGATAAAACTATCAGCCGAAAAAACAGCCCTGACTTAAACAGATTTTATTCCTTGCTTTGCAAACTCGGCTATGTGATGAGTGATGAAGAGATACAACTCCGTGACGGCACACACCCGATTTTTACAACAGGCGAAGTCAATTAAAAGAACATTTTGCTGACGTCAGCAAAATGTTCTTGCGGCGGCAAATTTAATAAGTTAATCACGCTCTGCACAGCGAGATTATAGATTCCCTCTTTTGATAAATTAATACATACCTATCTACTTTCTTTCAGTAATACCGATTCGGGCAGGTGCAGATGCCCGAACAAATTAACCGATAACAAGCTCTGCACAGCTTATTATATAAAACTCGTTTACTCCTCTTTAAATAAATTCTGACATTGTAAAAGCGGAGCAGGTGCAGATGTTCCGCATTAGGCGAAAAAATGTATGTAAACACAATCACAATAAAATTTAAAGACGGTTCAAGCATATATATTGATGATGTTTCTGATTATGCAATAAACAACAATGTTATCAAAGTTAATAAAAATGGATATAATCAGTTTTTTAATTTCGACGAAGTTAGATATATCGGAAGAACATTTGATTTAGAACCCGAAATATACAACGCAATGAAGAGGTGAAACAATGAAAATAAAAAAAGCATTTGACATATGCAAGAAAAATAAAAACATTTCAATCTTTTGTAATGATGTCGGCGAGCAATGGTTGTCAGACGGATATGCAGTTTATCCTATCTTTGGTCTGCCACAGCTCAACGAGGATTACATATGCAAACTCTATGACATCAACGATGCACAGAGAGATAAAATTAGATTTACAATCAGTCAAACCAAGCCGTTGATTGATGTTGAGGATTGTTCGGCGGATGAAACACCGGCTGAAATGTGGGATATAAGCATTATATACGACGGTAAAGTAATGCTCCCGATTAGCACCGCAGAGGGCTTAATGTTTATTGACCGCACATATCTCAACCCTTTCACGGACACACCAAATGAAACAATGATGCTTACATTACGAAAAGACATTAAAGGAACACCTTACTTTGCTGTTAAGTTTGGAATGGTTGCATACGGTTTTATTTGCGCATACGAAATAGTTGACGATGACTTTGTAAAACAGTTGCGGTCATTGTATTTTGAAAGCGAAATCATTTTAAAGAACAAGAAAGGGAATGCCGATGAAACAGTATGAGGCTGACCAACAGCGGAAGTTATTTCAATGGACGACTTTCATCAGAACCAAATATCCCGAAATTGATTTGATGTTTCATATTCCGAACGGTGGGAGCAGAAATAAGCTCGAAGCGGCCAACCTTAAAAAGCAAGGGGTAAAGGCAGGCGTGCCGGATTTGTTTTTGCCGGTTGGCCGTGGAAGCTATCACGGTCTGTTCATCGAACTAAAATACGGCAAAAATAAGCCGACTGAAAAACAAACCGAATGGCTTAAAAGTCTGAATGAACAAGGCTACGCGGTCGCTGTATGTTATGGTTGCGAAGAAGCGAGCGAAAAAATATTAAAATATCTGAAATTAGGTGATACAAATGAGTAAAGAAAAAAAGAAACGAGGCAGAAGGAAGAAACTTGACCGATTGGACCGAATGTGTCTTTATTGTGCTGACTACAATAAAAAACACGGCACAAACTACAGCTACGGGGAATTTGTAGCGCAAATCGCCGCAAGAAAAATTAAACCACTCGGTTTGTATGATTACGCAGATTAGGAGGAAAAAATGATTGATTAAGGAGAGTGATTTGGTTGAGTCAGAGAAAATCAATATCCAAAGCAACAAGGCTTAAAGTTTATGAGAAGTACAGCGGTCACTGTGCATACTGCGGTTGTACACTCAAATTAAAGGACATGCAAGTTGACCATATACAGAGCGTGTACTGGTACAATGGTGCGAATGACATTGAAAATTATAATCCTGCTTGCAGAATGTGCAATTTTTACAAATCGACAAGGACAGTCGAAGATTTTAAAAAAGAATTAGGAAAGTTGCTTTCGAGGCTCGAAAAGGTCTTTATTTTTCGATTAGCTGTAAAGTACGGATTGATTAAAAAGACGGACAATCCAATTGAATTTTACTTTGAAAATCAAAATAAAACAGGTAAGGAGAGTGAAAAATGATGATGGATAATAAATTAAAAATCCGTGAGGTATGCGGTGATTATGCATTAGATATACCGTTCGCAGACGGTAGTGTAAACACGATATACTTTAATTCAAAACGAAATGCTGAAACAGTTAAGCATATTATCGAAGTTGACGGTAGTAAACTCAACGAAGCAACCGTGTGTGATGTGCAAGAGATTAAACACGGAAAGTGGAATTTTGAAAAAGATATTTGTGGTTGTGCTTGGTTTATTTGCACAAACTGCCATAAAAATATCATTATGGTGAAACATAGATTGTATCCATATTGCCCCTACTGTGGCGCAAAAATGGATAGGGGGTAAGCAACAATGCATTGTAATAAATGCGGATTGCAATACTCAAGTTATTGCGTTGATTGCGCATATGTAAAAACAGGACTTAACTTAAACGATGAAGAATATCACGAGATTTTGAAATTATGGAATGAGCAAGAAAGGGGGAGCAAGAATGAAAGCCCATATAACTAAAGAGCCTGCTGACATATGTGAGTATTATACACAAGATTGTAATCTATCTTTTCTCGCTACCGTTACATATCACCCACCTGAGAATAGTCATAGGAACGCACCTTGTCCTTGTGGAAGCGGAAAAAAATATAAAAGATGTTGTTTGATAAAGGAGAACAGACAAAATGACTAACTTTGAAAAAATCAAATCAATGAGCAAAGAGCAAATGACACATTTTATGCTTGATATTATGCTTGACACATTAAATAACAATGTTTGCGGTTATTGCGAAAATTGTGATGCTCCTTGTCTTGAAAATGAAGAAATTATTAGAAAATGGCTTGAAAGTGAGGCAAGCAACAATGGCTGAATCCAAAAAAACAGTTGCAGCGGAAACACAGGACAGACCGACAGCACCGGCAGAAACATTATCAGAGCTTGACAAGCTCGTTGTTGCGTTTATTGACGGCGCTCTTGATGTTAATGAAATCAATAATCTTGATATATTCAACAGATGGCTTGTTCTGTCAATGTCTGCCGTATATAGCTGTGCGAAAATAGGATTGCTGTCCGCTAAGGCTTGTGTTAAGGCAAAGTACAACCTCTTACAGGAATATCGCAGATTTAGAACCAACACATTTTTCGCCGAAAAAGAACATATTGAGTGGATTAAACGCACAAGAGAAACCTCATGTAAACTAACGGAACTGTCAAAGGCGATTGCTGAACATGATCCGGAAGTGTTGTCGATAGCTTTACAAATTATTGATTTGCTCACGAAGCAGGATATTTACAACAAACTTTTTATTTTATCGGACGCATCAGATACATATAAAGCAGATTGCTTAAAAACGTTGGCCGAAAATGATACAGCCTTTTTGGACGAGTTTGGAAACATACCGTTTGTAGATTTGCTCTTTACGTTTTATAAATCGGCAGAAGAAACAAGAGCATCGGAAATTTTCAAAGAGTTGGATGCCGACAACATCAGAACTGTAGCTTGTCACGTGCCGGTTAAGTCGGACGATTGTCGAGGAATCGCAAAAAGCTACAAAGAATGTTTTGACATTTAAACACGGCAATATCCTTACCGTATGCAAAATTTAAAAAACAAAATGTAAAAAGTAAATTTTCATATTAAAAAACAGTCAAATGACGACTTCTTCTTTTGATTGTTTTAGTTGTTACAAAAAATGCATCAAAAATTAAACACACAATTGCAACGGTAAGGTTGCACAAAGCAGTAGTTCGGAGGTCAGACGGACTGCTGCATATTTATATCATCTGACTTTTTAATGCGAAAATAGAATAATAATCAGTCACAAATTAAGGAGTTGAAACACTCCTTTTATAGCCTGCTATAGGAATTAATTAAGTGACCGTTTTAGTTTTAACATATATAATAGGAAGTTTAATATGTTTACATACAAAGCTGAAATCAAGTCGGGGCCTCTGCTCGAGGTGAAATATTATAAATCTTTCAGAAAGAGAAACAAGAAAAATCTTGCGAGGCAAATCAATCAATCCCGAACCAACGAAAAGCAAACAAAAGCTAACCGCATCAGAGGAGAGCAACACACGCAACGGCTTATCCTCTGCAACTTTTCAGAAGGTGACTGGTTCGCAAGATTCTCCGCTCCGTTTGGTGAATTTACCGAAGATGAATTTGAGAGGGTTGTCTCAAATTTTTTTAAACGAGTGAAACGCAGGACAGATAAGAAACAAATCAAGTTTAAATACATCGGCTACTGCGAATGTGGCAAGCTCGGGAAAAATTGGCATTTGCATATAGTGATTGAAGATTGCGTTCGTGAAATCTTAACGGAATGTTGGTCGTGGAAAAACGGAATAAATTTCACTCCGCTCTACAAAGACGGAAACTATGCTGACCTTGCAAAATACATACGCAAAGATGTCAACGGAAAAAAGCGGCTGAAAACATCTCGCAACCTTGCCAAACCTGATGTCAAGGTTGTTGAAGGAAAAAAGCGAGAGTACAGAAAGCTCGAACGAGGTGAAGCCTTGCCTTGCCCGGACGGATATTATTTCTACAAGGACGAAATGTGGATAAATGATTTTACTGGTGCAACTTTTAACTTTACATACTTAGCCAACACTCACAAGCATAAGAAATTCGGAGGTGCAAGAATTTGAAAGATTCAACGAAAGATTATACGATTGCGCAATTCAGGTCATATGCTGCTCTCGGCTGTCCGAGCAAAGCACAAATCATTTCTGACAAAACAATGCACCAAGCACTGCGACTTGACTTGCTTGCCGTGATAGACACATTAAATGCCTTGACGAACAGCGGAAAAGACTACATCTGTCAGGCTGTATGTGCTGTTTATTTTCCTGCACCGACAGAAGAATTAAAAAAAGGTGAAATCAATTCGAGGGTAATGAGATGTGCTCTTGAAAACTACACGAACGAGCGAACTGTGTGGCGCTGGCTGAAAGAGGCAAGATTACTTTGTGCCAACCTTCGAGGGTTGAACACAGGCTATTTGTACAACTTGCACAAATAAAGATGTCAGTAGAAACGATTGATTTTGATGTAAAATTAAATTGCAATGATAAAACGAAAAGTAACTACAGATTGGATTATAAAACAAATTCGCAGCGGTAAAGCATACAGGTTTTACTTGACAGCGAATTGGGCAGAAGTCCGTGACAGAAAAAAAGCACTTGAACATTATGAATGCGAACGCTGTCGTGCTGTGGGTAAGTACAGCCCTTGCGAGGCGGTGCATCATAAGTTGTATCTAAAGGTAAGACCTGACCTTGCTCTTGACATCAACAACCTCGAATGTCTATGCAAAGATTGCCACTACAAAGAGCACCATAAATACGAGCCGAAAAAATTAAAAGATGAGTTTGCCGAGCGATGGTGAGCGAAAAAAAGCATACCCCCGGGTAAAAAATCGAAAAATTCTGAGGTCAATGGATAACGGTGTAAAGGCACGACAGTTTGGTCTCGCGCACGCACACGAGAAATTTTCAGAGAGGAGAGAACAAAATGGCGCAGATTAAAATTGCTGAAATCAAGGATAGCTTAATTGAGCAACTGACTTTGAAAGGGGCAAACATTGAAGTCTATAGAGATTTAATCGACAGCTACATTTTTTGCACAAAACTTGAACGAAAAATGCAAGCAGATATACGCAAAAACGGCTTAACATACAAAGCTATCAGTGCCACAGGCAAAGAGTATATGAAGGACAACCCATCTGTAAAAAATGCCGTAATGTACAACAAACAGCGTTTAGCGATCCTCTCACAAATGGGGCTGTCAATTGACAAAGTCGAAAGTGATTCGGATGACGAACTGTAAAATCATAGACGATTACATCGACCTTGTTAAAAGCGGTAAATATCGTGTCTGCCGTGAGCAAATTCAGCTGATAAAATTTGTTGAAAATGTCTTTGAAAACGAAGAAATTTACGTCGACGAAGAACAGCTTGAAAAATATTTAGCTTTGCAGAAATATTTTCCTTATAAACTTTTCGAGTGGGAAAAATTCTGTTTTACATTGCATAATTGCACATACTCCTCTCCCGGTGTTTTAAGGTTTCCCGACCTTGTAATCATCGTTGGGAGGGGCGCAGGTAAGAATGGCTATTTAGCTTTTGAGGATTTTGCGCTTATAACGCCGGTGAATGGTATTAAAAACTACGACATCGACATTTGCGCGACTTCGGAAGAACAAGCAAAAACAAGCTTTAACGACATTTACGAAATTTTGGAAAACAATTCAGCCAAAATGCAGCGGCATTTTAAGTGGAATAAAACCGAAATTGTAAATATAAAAACAAACTCAACAATCAGATACAGAACATCGAACAGCAAAACGAAAGACGGCGGTAGACCGGGTAAGGTTGATTTCGATGAAAAGCACGCTTACGAAAACTACAACTTGATTGACGTTTTTACAACAGGCTTAGGAAAAAAGCCGATGCCAAGAACGACGACCACGACGACTATGGGAAATGTTCGAGACGGTCCGCTTGACCAAGAATTTGCACGAGGGCTTGAAGTCTTGAATGGTGATGCGCCTGACAATGGCACGCTTTATTTTATTTGCCGTTTGAACGATGACAAAGAGGTTCACGACGTGAAAAATTGGTATAAGACAAATCCAAGCTTGCAATATTTCCCAAACTTACTCCGAGAACTTCGGAAGGAATATGAAAATTGGAAAATTGATCCGAATAATAACTCTTCATTCATGACGAAGAGAATGAACCGTCCACAGGGAACAGAAGCGAATCCTGTAACTTCATGGGACAATATCAAAGCGACAAACAGACCTCTCCCCGACCTTGAAGGCAAGCCGTGCATATTTGGCATTGACTATACGAAAACGACCGACTTTTTGGGAATAGGTTTAATGTTCTTAATTGACGGTGAAATCGTATGGAAGCCGTTTTCGTGGTATTGTTCGCAATCTGCGGATTTGGGCAGAATTAAATTCCCTTATGCTCAACAGCTTGATTTACAAAGGGTTGACGGAGCGGAAATACCTCCCGAAATTGTAGCTGATTGGTTGAGAGAACAGAAAGAACATTACAACATTGTCGGCGGAGCGTTAGATAACTACCGCTATACATTACTCAAAGAGCCGTTAATGCAGTTGGGTTTTGAATGCGACCGCAAAGGACGAAACAATCTAAAACTTGTAAGGCCTTCAGATAAAATGCTTGTAGCTCCTCTGATTGCTTCGGATTTCGCTAATCACCGAATTGTTTGGGGCGATTCGGCGTTAATGCGTTGGTACACTAACAACACATCGGCTGTCGAGGATAAAAACGGCAATATCATATACGGAAAGATTGAGCCAAAATCACGAAAAACAGATGGATTTATGGCGTTCGTCGCCGCATATACACAGCTTGATTTGCTGAAACAAAATCAGCCAATGACGGTTGATGAAATTGAGAATTGCTTTAACGCGATTGTATTTTAATGTGAGGTGATGAAAAATGGTGAAACTTTTTCAGGGCGATTGCCTTGAATTAATGAAAAACATTCCCAATAACAGCGTTGACCTGTTACTGACAGATCCGCCTTATGTGTTAAACACAAAGGGGGGTGGAACTGTAAACAAGAAAATGAAATTGAGTGATTCTTTAGCGGATGTCGAGAAAGCAAAAATAATTAATGGATATGACATCGAACTTTTCGGACAAGAATTTTTGCGAGTTATGAGAGAAATCAATGCTTATTTTTGGTGCAATAAAGCACAAATATATGATTATTTAAAATTTTATGTCGGACAACTTAAATGCAAATTTGATATTATTTGCTGGCACAAAACGAACGCTTTGCCCACCTATTTTAATAAGTATTTAAGCGACACCGAATATTTACTTTATTTCAGAAAAGGAAAAGGTAAGTGCTTTCCCCACAGCTACGAAGATGCAAAAACATATTATTTAAGTACTTTAAACCTAAAGGACAAAAAAATGTGGAAACATCCAACCATTAAACCTCTTAACATTACTGAAAAAATAATCCGAAACAGTTCAAAAGAAAATAACACTATTTTAGATCCGTTTATGGGAAGCGGAACAACAGGTGTTGCCTGCATAAATACAAACCGCAATTTTATCGGTGTTGAGCTTGACGAAAAGTATTACAAAATTGCTGAGGAAAGAATAAAAAACGCTGAAAAAGGCAGGTGAGAAAATGAAAATTATTGATTATTTCCGTAGCATTTTTAGTAAAAAAGATGCCGTTGCAGCGGAATTTAATGAGGACGGCTCGACAGTCGATGAACAGAGATTCCACCTGACGGAACTCGCCTTATTTACCGCAATTGATTTTATTGCTCGAAGTTTGGCAAAGTGCGAATTTGTTACCGTTAACAACAACCGAGAAAGTCGCAAAGATGAATACTATCTGTGGAACTATTCGCCAAATAAGCATCAAACCAAAATCGAATTTTTTACACAGGCTGTCGCAAAACTGATTTTTGACAATGAGCTTTTAGTTATTGAAACAGCCGACAATCAGCTTTTAATTGCGGACAGCTTTTCAAGAACAGAACACGCATTGATTGATGATTCTTTCAGCGGTATTACTTGCCGAAATTTTACATATCAGCGAACTTTTTTTGAAAGTGAAGTAATTTATCTTCAATATAATAATTTCGCTCTGAGGGGATTGTTAGCCGACATGTGCAACACTTATGAGCAGTTAATGTTATCGGCTCAGGAAAGGTACAACAAGGCTGTCGGACATAAAGGCATTTTGGAACTTGAAAATTATAGCTTTGGCGACGAAAATTTTGCCGAAACTTATAACAAAGTTTTAGCTAAACAGTTTAAAGCTTTTTACTCGAACAAAAATGCCGTTATGCCAATTTTTAAGGGGATGAAATACTCCGAGCCGTCAACAGACGCGGGAAAAACCACAAACAGCGAAATTAACGATATCCAAAAATTGAGAACTGAGGCTTACACGGTGGTTGGAAACGCTTTGCATATTCCGCCGGCAATTTTAAGCGGTGAAGCCTCTCAACTCTCGGACGCTATGGATTGTGCTATTGGAAATGCAATTGATCCGATTGCAAATATGTTTGAGCAGGAAATCACCAAAAAGAGATTCGGTAGCACCGAATTTAACAAAGGCAATTATCTCTTAATTGACACAACGACAGTCAGACACATTGACGCAATCAGTCAGGCAAATAATCTTGATAAGTCAATTGCCAGCGGTGTGCTGACACCTGCACAGGCTCAAAAATATTGCAATATGCTCCCTTGCTCGGAGGCTTGGGCGCATACATATTACATTACTAAGAATTACCAAACAATAGCAAATGCTTTGAAGGGTGGTGAATAAATAAATGAAAAGTAGAAATTACAACATCAAACAGATTGCAGAAAATCAGAATGTTTTGCAAATTTATCTTTACGGCGAAATTGAGCCGGGCTATCTGGATTGCTGGGGATATTATTACGGCTCAACCACGAGCGCCGAATATATTCGCAAAGCGATTGAAAAAGCAGGCGAAATTGAAAGCATCGAAATCTACATCAATTCCGTGGGCGGATTTGTTGATGAAGGTGTAACTATTTACAACCTGCTCAAACGGCAGAGTGTGCCGGTCACTGCATACATTGACGGTATGGCTTGCTCAATCGCCTCTGTTGTCGCAATGGCGGCTGACAAGATTGTAATGCCGTCAAACACAACAATGATGATTCATCATGCAGTCGGCGGTTGTTACGGCAATGCGAAAGAACATAGAGATTACGCTGAACAGCTTGAAAAAATCAGCACGGCAAGCACAAACTCTTATCTTGTTCACGCAGGCGAAAAGCTTACAAGAGAAAAGCTTGAACCGTTGCTCGATGCTGAAACATTTCTGACCGCACAAGAGGCTTTTGACCTCGGTTTGTGTGATGAAATCGTTGATCCTGTCGATTTAACGGAATCAAAAGAAATCGTTAACGATGCACAGCAGAAGAAAAATCCAAAAGCAAAACAGGCAGCGGCAGAGCTTTTAAAAATGCTCGGAACAAAGCCTAAACCGCAGACACCGCCCGAACCACAGGCTGAACCGAAAGAAAAGGACAGCTTTGAATTTTTTGAAGAACTTTTTAAAACCAAAAATTATTTGTAAAGGAAGATGAAAAAATGAAAAATCTTGATTTACTTGCAAACGCAAAAGCACAGTTTGCACAGAATTTTAAAGACGCTTTTGAATCAAAAGACGAAACAAAGATGACAAACGCTCTCAACGAGTATGCGGAGAGCATTCAGCAGTCCATTATTTCCGTTGCTCAGGAAATCGGCGAAACTGCCGACAACACAATCCTTGCCAAGAGAGGATTCAGACAGCTTACAAGTGCAGAGCAGAAGTTCTACAACAATTTTGTAACAGCGGCAAAATCTGCTGATGTTAAGCAGGCACTCACAGATCTTGATGTTACAATTCCTCAGACGATTCTTGACACCGTGCTTGAGGACATTACCAGCAATCATCCTCTGCTTGATGCGATCGGCATCGAAAACACATACGGCTCTGTTAAGGCAATCTTTGCTACAGACACAAAACAGCTTGCCGCTTGGGGCACTTTAAACTCAAAAATCACACAGGAGCTTGCCGGAACTATTCAGGAAAAGGATTTCTCAACATCTAAGGTAAGCGCCTTTGTTCCGGTTCCAAAGGATATGCTTGACCTCGGCGCAACATACATCGACGCATATGTCCGCAGAATTCTTGCTGATGCGCTTGCCTATGCCCTCGAGGACGGTTTTATCAACGGCGACGGCAACGGAAAGCCTATCGGCATGCTTAAAGACCCCGAGGGCGCTGTAAAGGTAGGTGCATACACCGAAAAAACAGCAACAAAGCTCACAAGCCTTGACATTAAGTCGTATATGGGTGTTGTTGCCAAGCTTGCGAAGGGCAAGGGCGGCAAGACAAACAACATCACATCGGTTGACCTCATCGTAAATCCTGTGGATTATCTCACAAAGATTATTCCTGCGACTACGGTGCTTGCAACCGACGGCTCATTCAAGAACAACCTCTTCCCGTTCCCGACAAATGTTTATCCGTCTGAAATGGTTACAGAAGGTACTGCTGTTATCGGTCAGCTTTCAAGATATAAAGCCTGCCTCTCAACAGGTAAGGAAGGTAAGCTTGATTACTCTGATCAGTATCAGTTTCTCGAAGACAACAGAGTTTATCTTGTTAAGACTTACGCAACAGGCTTTTCACTTCATACGAACGATTTTATTAAGCTTGATATTTCGGCGCTCAATCCTGCTGAAATCAAAGTAACTCTCAATCAGGCAACAACAGTTTAATTTATCACGGAGGTGTTGAAAAATGGGAATCATGAACGATGTAGTTAATATGCTTGATTTCGACCGCGAACACATTGAAACAGATGAAGGTACAAAGTCAAAAATTGAGTTAATTATAGCCAATGGAAAACAGCACCTCCGCGATTATAACCCTCTGTTAACTGATGAGGATTTTGAGCGACCAACAAGAGCAAGAAGTTTGCTGTTTGATTACTGCCGTTATGCTTACTCGAACGCTGTTGAAATGTTCGACCATAATTTTGAAAGCGAAATTCTGAAATTAAGGCAGGAATATGAGGTGAAAAGCTATGATTTTGAAGAATAACATAGATTTTTTAACCTTTAATGACGGTGTTGCGAAAATCTATGAAACCGACGAAAACGATGACATCATCGCCGACAGCCTGAAAAAATATCGTTTTGGCAACGAAAAAATCGGTGTAACTCGTTTTTATGGTGCAAAGCAGAACGATATTGAATTGTCAAAAGTTATCCATGTTCACAAAGATGAAACTTTGAGAACTGATATGGCGGTTATCATTGACGGCACAAGGTTTAAAATCGAACAGATACAGCATGACAAAAGTAAAAATCCCCCTTGCTCGATTGTGAGCCTGTCACAGAGGGGACTGTATGAGGGTGGTGCAGATGTTTTTTAAGAATTACGACGAATTTGTCAAACTCATTAAATCGTGTGGCATTAAATGTGTTGAGGCGGATTACAACAAATCAACTCCTGCACCCTATCTTGTTTATTTCAAGGATGAAGAAACAGGAACTTACGCAAACGGTGAATTGCTTTGGTTAAATGCAAAAATCATCATAGAACTCTACACAGCGAAAGATGACCATGCAAGCGAAACAAAGTTTGAAAAATGGCTCAACGAAAACGGCTTCGGTTGGAAAAAGCCGAACCGAGCATGGGACACGATCAATAAACTTTGTGTAAGTTATTACAATCTGAGTGTGACTTTCGATGAGTAATTACCAAAAAGTCGGCATCGACCGCCTCGGAAACGCCCTATCGAAAGAGCTGTCAACCTATTCGGCTGATGTGCAAATGGGTGTCCGACTATTGGTCGATGAAAAATCCGAAGAACTCAAAAATGAAATCAAAAAGAATGCACCTGTCGGCAAAAGAAAAAAATATCGCAAATCGTTTAGGGTAAAGGTCACAAACGAAACATTTCGATTCTATGAAAAAACGGTTTATTCAGCTAAGCCTGAGTACCGGCTTACACACCTCCTCGAAAAAACTCGTAAAAAGAGGGGCCAAAAAGGCGGAACGGTACAACCGAAGGTGCATATTGCTCCGGCTACAGAAAAAATCCATAATGAATTTGAAGCCGGAATAAAAAAGCTCATTAAATCATCGGAAGCTATGGGCGGCGGTGATTTGAGCGGTATAAAAAGAATTTAAAAACATAAGGAGTGTTTATTAATGAACAAAACTATTAGAAAAGTTGGTTATGCTGTGCTTACAGAAAGCAGCACAGGCGAAATCACATATGGAAAGCCTGTTTGGTTTAAGTCTGATGAAGCAGGCGGCAGAAGCATCGGTGCTGAGCCTATCGGCGATTCGAACACAATTTACGCTGACGGCTTGCCTATTATTGTAGCGAGTGCGAACGGCGGCTATACAATCAGTCTTGAGCTTATTTCAGCAGTCGACGACATCGAAAAAGATTGGTTCGGCAATGATGAAGCAACTGAGGGCGGTATCATCGAAAAGGGCGGTATCAAAGTAATGCCGAGATTCGCTCTTCTTGCTGCCAAGGAAACATACAAAGGTGACAAGCTCTACGAGATTGACACATATTTTGACTGTACAGCTGCAAGAGCGAGCAGAAACGACAAGACATCAGAGGGTAACTTTGATCCACAGTTCCCAACATTTACAATCACGTCAAAACCACGCCCTGACAATGACTTTGTGCGCTACACATCATATGCAGATACTCTGCCCGAAAGCGTTGTAACTCCTACTGTAAAGGCTGTAAAGACTGCAAAATCGGCAGTTCCTACAGATCAGGCCTCATCAGACACTACAAAGGCGGCTAAGAGCTAATGAAAGACACAGTTGTTATTAACGATAAAAATGTTGAGGTTGAGGTTACGGCTTACACAATGCTCATCTACGAGGACACGTTCAAAGGTCACAGCTTTCTGCGTGATGCCGACCGTATTCTCGTTAAGAACCTCAATGATGTTAAATTTGGCTCTGCTGTAAAGCTTTTATGGGCAGCGGCAAAAACGGCAGACGATACAATTCCAAACTTTAAGGCTTGGTCAAGAGATGTGAGCATTAAGGACGCGATTTCAGCGACTGACACAATTATCGAGCTCATCGTTAACAACCTCAGAAGCGACAGCCCAAAAGTGACAGCGACAGCGACCTAAGCGGAACTTTCCTGACGGCGAAGGAAATCTTATCCTATGCCGTCAGGTGTGGTCTGACTGTCGCTGATTTACAAAGATTTACAATAGGTTTTGTACTCGATTATGTAGAAACCTATTTTGCATTACGAAACAATAAGAATATCCACGAAGATGAAGAAAAATATCGGAAAATGAAATCTGTGTTGCCTTTCGTTACAGAAAGATTTGAAAGTAAAGAAATCTCGGAAAAGCAGTATAGCGAGTTTATGAACCGATATAGAAAATTGGAGGACAGATATGGCATCAACGATTAAAGGCATCACCGTCAAGATTGCAGGCGATACGATAGACTTGCAGAAATCTTTAAAAGCTGTGCAGTCCTCATCCTTGAGCTTGCAGAGAGAACTGACTGCGATTAATAAGCAGTTAAAATTTGACCCTGAAAACACCGTTCTGCTCGCTCAAAAACAAGAAGTATTGAGAGAGCAGATTGATAAAAGTCAGTCTGCTCTTAAAAAGTTACTTGATGTGCAGGATCAGGTCGAAGAACAGGCCAAAAACGGCGAAATCTCAACCGAACAGTACAGAGCTTATCAGCGTGAAGTTGAAAAAGCGAAAAGCAAACTTGAAACTTTCACTAAACAGCTTGCGGAAACCGAGGAAAAAGCAAATGCAATAAACCTCGAATCTGCCCGAAGTGAGATGTCAAAAACCGAAACAAGCGTTGGTAAAGTCGGCGACAGCTTTAAAAACCTTGAAAATAATTCAGATAAAACTGATTTATCCAAGGTCAAGAAAGAAATGGATGATGTTAAGTCATCCGCCGATAATCTTAAATCTGCCGTCGGCGATGCCTTAAAAGAAGCTGGTGCAGCGGCAACAGCGGTCGGCGGAGCGTTAACCGGAGCTGTCATAAGTGCAAACAGCGAAGAAAAGGCTTTAAACTCCTTGCAGGCTCAAACCGGCTTAACTACCGAAGAATTATCAAAATACGAAAGCGTTATTGACGAAATTTACAAAGACAATTTCGGAGAATCGCAAGAAGATATTGCGAATACCTTGTCGAAAATCAAACAAGTTACGGATGAGCAAAATCCCCAAAAGCTAAAAGACATGGCGGAAAATCTGTACACGCTCGAGGGAACCTTTGATAACTTTGATATCAGCGAAACTTTAAGAGGCATTAACGGTCTGATGACCAACATGGGCTTAACAGCTGATGAGGCTTTTGATTACATCGTAAAAGGTGCGCAAAACGGCTTAAATTACAGCGGAGAGCTCGGCGATAATATTGCCGAATATTCACAGATTTGGGGACAGGCAGGCTTTGATGCCGAGCAGATGTTTTCAATCCTCGAAAACGGCACCAAAAACGGTGCGTATAATCTTGACAAGGTTAATGATTTCGTCAAAGAATTTACAATCTCTCTTTCCGACGGAAGAATTGAAGAAAATCTCGGTAGTTTTTCAAAAGGCACGGGCGAAATTTTCAAAAAATGGAAAGACGGCAAAGCTACTGCATCAGATGTTTTTTATAGCGTTATCAGCGATTTAAAAAACGCAAAGAATGAGCAAAAGGCATTAACTACAGCTTCAACGGTTTGGTCTGCTCTCGGCGAAGATAATGCAATGAAAGTTATCAAATCGCTTGGAAATGTCAACAAAAGCTACAAAAATGTCAAAGGCTCAATGGAAAAAATCAAGGATATCAAATATGATGATGTCGAATCCGATTGGGCGAGCCTCGGCAGGACAGTGCAGACTGATGTTATTAATCCTATCGGCAAGTCGCTGTTTCCGGAAGTCAAAAAGCTTTGTAAATTTGTCGAAAATCATACTGATGATATTATCCCTACGCTTAAAATTGTTGGCTCTCTCGTTGGTGGCATTTGGGTAGGCAAAAAAACAACCGCTGTTGTAAGCGGTGTACAAAGCCTTATAGGCGCATATAAAAGTCTCAGAACTGCTACAGAGACTGCCAAAATCGCACAGGAAGGTCTTAACCTCGCACAGAAATCAAACGCAATCGGCATTGTCGTAGGCTTAGCCGCTACGCTTGTAGGCTCCTTGTGGTCAATTGCAAGCGCAAACGATGAAGCCAAAGAATCACAGGACAAGCTCAACGAAGCGCATGAAAAAGCTCAGGAAGAAATCAAAGAGCTGAAAGATGCCAATGATGAATATGTTCAGAGCAAAAAAGATGCAGCGGCTGAGGTTGAAAGCGAATTTCAATATTATGACAATTTGTGGATCGAATTACAAGGCATTGTTGACAAGAACGGCGAAGTAAAAAAAGGCTATGAAGACAGGGCAAAATTTATCACAAATGAGCTGAGCAAAGTTACAGGTGATGAAATCACTTGGAACGGCAATGTTATTCAGTCCTATAAAGACCTTAAAGGCTCAATTGATGATGCACTTGAATCAAAGAAAGCCCTTGCTATGTTATCAGCTACAGAAGATGCTTATCAGACTGCTGTATCAGGTCTTGCAGGAGCGAAAACTGACGCAATAAATGCTTATGCCAAAAAGAAAAAGGCACAAGAAGAGCGCGACAGTGCAGCGGAAACCGCACAAAAATATAATACAGAAGGACTTGACAGAAACAAAAAAATAATCAAAATTGCGGGGTGGGCATTTGAGAATGGAAAAATCTCGCAAACCGATTATCAAAAATACCTTAAAGACGCACAAAATAAGCAGAATATAGCTAAAAACGAGCGTGCTTTATCATCATTTGGCGCGGCATACGGTGCTGAAAGTCAAAAAGCTAAAGATAACCTCAAAGAGAAAGAAAAAACTCTTAAAGAAGTTGAAAGCAAATATAACGAGTATCAAAGAAAACTCGTTAATTTTAACACCACGATCCAAAACGTCGAAAACCTCACAGCGGCAAATGCTAAAGGCAACACCGAAGAGATTAGAGCCGCAATGTCAGATTTATCTAACAACATTGTTACATACACAACAGGCACTAAAGATGCTCTCGAACAGCAGGTCAATGATTTTAAGACAAATGCCGAGAATCTACGGACGGCATACAAAGACGGTGTTGAAGGTGTTACAAAAGACCAAGTTGAAGAAGCCGAAGAATTGCAGGAAAGGGCAGAAATCGAACTTGCTAAGTACACCGATATGTACGGCACGGTTGCCGCAGTCGCTACGGGAAAAGCTGACGAGATTAATGCTCAACAGCAGAAAATCAAAAACGGTTTTATTGATGCCGAAACAGGTTCAAGAGAAAGCCTCGAAAACCAGCTTGCAAATTTTACCGCAAACTATGAGTTATTAAAAACTGCAATGGACGAAAATCAACCGGGCGTAACTCAAAAAATGGTTGATAATGCAAAAGAGCTTGTAGATAAGGCAACCGTTGAGCTTAACAAACTCGAACCAAACAGCGAAGAAGCCGGTAAAGGCATCCCTGAGGGCACCAGCAAAGGTACGAAAGACAAAGACGCCAACAAAAAAGTTGATGATTCGTGCAAGTCGCTTGTCAATAGAATCTTTGATAATTTTTCGGGAGTTTATGACAAATTCTACGAAGAAGGCAAAAACTTAGTTCAAGGCTATATGGACGGTGCTGGAAGCCTTACCGATAAATTATTTAAGTCGGCAGGAGGACTTGCAGAATTAAGTCTTAGTGCTATTCAGAAAACACAAGATTCACATTCGCCTGCCCGAAAAAGCCGAAAATTAGGACAAGACTTAGAACGAGGTTACCCACTCGGCATTAAAGACGAAATCGGAGAAGCAGAAAAGGCGGCAAGGTCTATGAGTTCAAGAACCTTGTCAGCACTTGAAGGTGATCCGATTCGAGCAATTAACGGCAAGTTTGCAAATATTCGCACACAAAGTCAAAATGCAGCGGTAAACGGTCAAATGTTGAAAACTGTTACAAATTCACCTACGATTGAAATTCAATTCACAGGCGATGTCAACATCAATAATGACATGGATGTTGATGATTTTAACCGACGTGTGTCAACTGCGATTGTGCAGACACTTGACGGTGAAGCGTCGAAATTGGGAGGTTAAAGATGAGGCATAGTTTTACATACAACGGCACTGATTTACGGACATTAGGCTTTTTTATAGCTACACCTCCCAAATATCAAATCGCAAAACGCAGTTTTGATTTTACTTCTGTTTATGGCAAAAACGGCGGAGTGATTTCTGACAATGGTGTTTTCGATAATGTTGAAATGCAGTTCGAGGTCAACAGTTATCCATACATTGTGCCAAACGAAAGTAACGCTGAGCTTGTAAGAGCGTTTGCTGAGTGGCTTACCGTTTGGGACGGTGAATATAAAATCTTTAGGGATACATATAACACCGGCTATTTTACCAAAGCGATTTGTACAGGAATTGAGCCAATAGAAGAGGTTGCTCCTCTTTGCTTGTCAACGACTATAAATTTTAGTCGAGTGCCGTATTGGTACAGTGATTTAGGTCAGGAGATTATCCGACCCAAATTGACCTCAACACAAAACGCAGAAATCAAAGTCTATAATCCTGAAAATTACAAAGCAGAGCCTTTAATAAAAATCATCAACAAAGGTGCAAAAGTTAACCCGTTGACGCTGACGGTTAATGATAGTCAAACTTTAACGGTTAAAACATCATCGGATAAGGATTATATTGAACTTGATTCCGAACAGCAGTCCGCTTCTTTCAACAACGGCATGAGTTTAGCAAACAATTGCATAATCTGCACAGAGTTTCCAAAGCTTTTGCCCGGTTGGAATAAAATAAAACTCTCAGGAAAAAGCGCAAATGCGTTTACTGACATTGAAATTAAGCCTAATTGGAGGAGATTGTAATGTACCCTATCTTGTACAACATTGCTGATTATTACAAAAATTCAACACCATTGTTTGATTCTAACGGTTTCGGTTTTTTGACTGAATGCACCGAGTTTTTGGTGACAATGGAGCAAAATGGCACATACAGCTTTAGCGCGAAAATAAAAAGCACAGATAAGCTCGCGCCGAAAATTAAAATAACCTCATATATTAAAGCGAAAGTAAATAATGCATCTGAGCCACAGTATTTTTATGTCACAAAAATAGAAGTCGATAAAAACGGTGATTTAACCGTGTCGGGCGAACATGTGTCAAGAATGTTTTTCCAAAACGGAACAATTCCTCGTGCAACAGACGGTTCGATGTATGGCACTCCGAAAGAACTAATTGACCACTTCATGCGAGATTACAGCCAAGTAGGGAAACCTCTGTATATGTGGTTTACGGAGGCCCCATATAAGTGGTTTAGTTTCAGTTCATCAATCACAGCAAAGAAAAGAATTTACTTGGGCTATTCACAGGCAGTAAAGTTTGAAGATATTTTCAAAGACGATGACGAAGGCCTGATAAATCAGTTTGGCGGTGTTCTGTATTTTAACAATTTTGACATTTACTTTGAAAAAATCAGTACAGCAGGTGCGAAAAGTGGCTATCGTATAGCTTTCGGCGCTAATGTGTCAGATTATAAGCAGACTGCTGAAATCGGCAACTACTATACACATGTTATGCCTTACGCACGATGCAACACTACGAATAATAAAGAAGTCGTCGTGTCAAGCCCTGAACCGTATGAAACAGGGCTAAAACGGAACATAAAAAACACATATTTATTTGATTGCACCAATAAAATCAAAAAATATACATTAAATCCAAGCACCGGCGAAAATTACGAAGAAGTCAGAGATGCTTTGCGTAACGCAGTTGCTGATTATAACTATTCGACGGAACAGACATCGGAAACACTGAGCATAAAAGTAACTCTTGAAAACGAGCTTACTAAAATGCACGCAATCAAACTTTATGACGAAGTGACGGTTGTAATGCCGGACGGCACGAATCTTAGCCGAAGAATTTCAAAAACGGTTTACGATAGCGTGTCCCAAAAATACAAAGAAATTACAATCGGTGACTTAAGTATGTCAATGTCTGATTTGTTAAAAATCCAAAGGAGGTTTAAAAGGTAATGGCAATTAGTATGAAACATAAATTGGTTACGATTGATGTTAATAATCGAAATGCACCAAATGTTGTTGCAATTGCAAATGTAAATGACAAAGCGGTTCGCTATCTTGATGTAACTTTAACGGCCAGCGGTGAAAAATTGACCTTTGCAGACTGCACAGTAACTGCAACCTTTGCGACGGACGGATATTTAATCTCAGATTCAGTCGCTTGCACCCTGAACAGCACGGCAGATGTTATTACTGTTCCGCTCGAAAATTTCAAGTCTATGTCGGGCTTCTTGGCAATCGAAATTAAGATTGCAAACGGTGAAACGCAGGTGTTAAACACGCCGCTGACCTTAAAAGTCATGGTAACTCCGAGCCTCGCTGAAAACAGCAAAATAAACAACGAAAGTGCTGGCAGTTTTGTCGAAATCAGCCGAGAGGTTGCCACAGCAAGAGGTAATCATAATTCACTCGGAGCAAGGCTTAACGGGATTGATTCGTCTGTTTCTGACAAAGCTGATAAAAGCACGGTCAGTCAGTTATCAGCACGAATGCAGACGGCAGAAACATCTCTTGCAGGTAAGGCTAATGCAACAGATGTAGTCAATGCACTTAAATCAAAAGAGGACAACGCAAACAAAGTAAGCTCCAAAACGGGCATTACAGACAGCAGCACTAATTATCCGAGCATTAAATATCTTGACGATTTTTATTACGATGCAAGCGAAGCCTACTCATCAGAAGAAACGGACAAGCTTCTTGCAACTAAATACGATTCGTCAAATATTGAAAGCGGAACATCAACGCTTACACCATACTCAACCGTCGCGGATAAAATCAAAAGTGCAAACTGTACATATAAGACGATTGGTGACATCGTAATCGTCAGTGCAACCGTCAAAATGAACGCAGTATCTCTTGCCGGCAATAGCATGTGTCCGCTGATTGATTTGCCGTACAAATGTATTTCCGAGGACAATGTTTTTTGTGTTGGTATTTCAAACCTTGGCAAGCTCTTTAAATTTGCCATTCCGAAAAATAACACTTGGCTACAGTTTTCGACTCAGGATAAGACGGCTTACACATTTGCAGACGGCGAGCAAATTAATGTGATTTGCTTGTACAAAATTAAATAACGGAGGTAAAAATTATGGAACTTAAAGAAAAAATCACACTTGATATGCTCACAAAGGACAGCGTGTCGGTACTCAGACAGCAGTTTT